CTTTAATTTTAATGGTTATCAGTATTGCTAGTATGAAAGATTAATAACATTCACTAAAGGAGATTCACCATGGATTGGTTCATTCAAATGTTGTTAGTGATAGGTTTAATATTCATATCTTCATTTTCATTGAAAGTTAATCAAGATGCTATTGGCGCAATGAATGCTATGAATAAACAAGTTCAAATGATGTTTGTTAAAAGTTAATGGGAGATTTTATGAAGAGTGAGATAGCAAAGTTAATAGGAATAGTGGCTGTAATGGTGTTTTTATTCATTCCAATATTTTTAACTTCAAAATATGGAATGTTAGTTGGATGGTTATCAATGGTTTCAATGTTATTTGTATTTCACTTTTTACTAGACGATAAATAAGGAGATTATCATGAAATACCCAACTGTTTACGTAGATGCATTATTTAAAAGGATAGAATCATTAAGTTACTTTCATCATCCTTATGAAAAATCAATAAATAATATGATAGAGATTCTTGAAGAAATACAAAGAGTAGTACGTGAAGAAAGAGAAAATGAAAACGAAGATTTTGGAATAGCAGGAAAATAAAATACTAAGGAGATAATCATGGATTACAACGACATAAACGACATAGATTCATACATAGAAAGACTCATAGAAGCTCAAGAACAAGAAATTAATGAACTTTACGACAATTATTATCAAGGAAATTAATTATGAGAGAAAAAGAAATATTATGCGAAACCTGCTCATTACCCCTCTTCGAATACGAAGAGGTTATTTGTGAAATATGCGAGGAAAACTTAAATGAAACTTGAAACTGCAATACTTTTCTTTTTATTAGGTAGTATTTTTTGGCTTACTCTAGATCAAGTTAAAGTCGAAAAAAGATTAAGTCACCTCGAATCCGTAACCTTTGGGAGCTCACGATGTCCAAAATGATTCACATATAAACCAATTCAATAATGATCTATATATAAACCATAAGGAATTATGATGCATAAAACAAATAATGAATACACGTTACTTCCGTGTCCTTTTTGTGGTCCATATGCCGATGCAAAACCTATGCTTCTTTCTAACAAGAAAAAGCATTTTGATAAAATCCATCATACTGTCCAATGCACAAATTGCGGATGTGAACCAGATTATTGTGTTGAAACAGAGTGGGATGCAGTAACAACATGGAACAAAAGAGATTCTTTGGATAAAAATCAAGATTTCATGAATGGATACAATCATGCAAAAGAAGATATAAAAACAATGATAGGAATGTTAGTTATTAAGGAACCCCCATGTCTGAAATAAAAATGATTTTTGTTAATAATCAACAAAAAGATTATGACCCGAATAAAGCAGATGGAACCCAAGAAAAACCCTTTATAGGAATAGATGAAGCTTTTTCAAAAGCTTCGGAATTAAATAAGGAAACCCCATGTCTGAAATAGAATTTAAACAAGAAGAAATGGCAAATCAACTATCAAGATTTAAAGTTATAGGAGGATGGTTAATAGTAAATATGTGTACAGGTCATTTGCAATTTATTTCAGATGTTAATCACGTATGGAAAATTAAGGAAACCCCATGCGCCCAATAAAATTTAAATGTTGGCATCCAGGAAAAGGATGGATAAGTGAAGAACAAGTTATGGAATTTAATATAGGAATGCTTACGCATGCCACAGGTGTAACGTTCTATCAGTTTACCGGCCTTCACGACCGAAACAAAAAGGAAATATTTGAATGTGATATTATTAAAAATAATACTTTTGTGGGAGTAATTAAATTTGAATCTTACGACGATGATGAAAGTTGGACAAAAAAACATTTAGGTTGGATTATTGAATATCCTTTATGTTTTTACGGATCTATAAGATCATTAGTTAACGATCATTCCAGAATAGAAGTTATAGGTAACATACACGAAAACGAAGATTTATTATTATGCAAACATGAAATTTCTTCTATAGTCTTTGACACATTACCTGAAACTAAATTCTGCATAAAATGCAATAAAACTTTTTACGACGAAAACCCCGAACTTTTGGAGACTAAATAATGTCGAATAAATGCAAAAAATGTGACATACAATGCATATGTCCTATATGCGATAACAATAAAATTAATATGCCATTAGTTATTAAATATATTGATAAAGAAATGCCTATAATCATTCATACATGTGCAATTTGTCATGTTGAATTATTTAGATCAATGACATTTGAAAATATAACTCTTAATAAAAGTTTTTGTTTAATGTGTTCTATATTATTGGAGACTAAATAATGCGATTCGAAGAAGCTCTCATTGAATTACGAAAAGGTAAAAAAATAGTATGCGTATCAAGAGAAGGAATGAGATTACATATATCAGATTACGATGAATTATCAGTCATTACAAAACCTAACTTCACTTCATTTGAATGCATGGAATTAATAGTAAAAGGCGAGTGGTTTATTGAAGAAGAACCCGGAAAAACATTCCCAGAAGTCTTTGAAGCGTTTAAGGAGGGTAAAAAGATAAAACGTAAAGTATGGGAAGAAATATATTTTCATATAGATAAAGATATATTTTTTGAATGTATAACACCACGAGACTTAATTGAAGATGACTGGGAGATAATAGAATAATGAATAACTTAATAGCTACAGACGAAGAACTAAAAATATTATTTGATACTAAAGAAAAATCTGATGCATTTATAGCTATCATTAATCGCATACTTTATCAAATAACATCACGAACTGTACATGCACCATTTGTTAAACTTCATGAGGTAATCGAATAATGGACTGGCCCACAGCAGTAGCAACATCAGCAAAAATGCTCGTCCACCTAATAGAAAACAAACTCATCGAGGTTTAATATGTTTATCATTATGTTCTTAATATGCTTATTTTGCGGAGCCCCAGTCTGGGTGACAGCCATCATTGGATTCTTTTCGATAATGTCAATTTTAGTGTTGATTGACCCAAATTAATTCTTGATTTTAGGGAGGAGGCTTGGCACTTCCTCCCCACTTCCAAAGTAGAATTTATATATCTGTCTTACATCCCAAACAAGACTTACAAGTAGGACAATTAATATTTGATTAACAACATAGTCTTCTACATAATTAATTAACATAATATCTGCGAAAATAGCAACCATAGCAAATAAAGCCAAGACAGGACGAACAAAACGTAATGCTCCAGTATCTTTAGATGCATAGTCTCTAGCATCCTGTAGGTCTTTTAATTGAAGCTCTAAGTCTTTTAACTTATCAACAGAAGATGGTTCAGAAAGTTTACTTAAAAATTCTTCAGGTTTGCTCATATCAACTCCTAGCGTACTAGAAATCAAAGAACCTACTAAAGCACCAGCAGGTCCGCCTAAAGCGCTACCTAATAACGGTGAAACTTTTGAAATAATCGGAATAAGTGAAGCATAAATAGACATTTAGAATTCTCCAGACTGCATGATCTTAATCAATCGTGAGGCTCGGGCCGTAAATTCCCTATACCAGACAGAATCCTTCATTGAGGTGGAGGCACCTTCGTAGTCTTTTGACCCGAGTGCTTTTAGCATATCATGAAAACCAAATAATCCGCCAATGCCCATCTGATATGCCATGTTAATCAATACATACTTACGAGCATCATTTAGACTGTCCCAGAATACAATGTTTTCTTCTAGCTTGTATTCAATACCTAACAACAAGATATCTAACCATTCTAGTGCGATACCTATTGGAATTGGCTGAGTATTTAGATTAAATCCGAAACCTATGGTTAAAAAACCTTTCGTGTCAGTATAAACCTTTTGACTAAAGCCTTCATCATTCGCAATAAGACTGCTGACTTTTTTCTTTATCTCACCTGATAAGTACATCAATCACCTTTTATTATATTGAGTTACTATTATTATATAACAAAATGCCATAAGAAGGCAATCGGCCAGAATTGCACTGGCTAGGTGAGCGTTTCAAGGTCGATATCTGTCGCCTATCTCACCAAGTTATTCATAGACAGTTTCACACTTCACTTACGTTTCTCTGTCAACGCCGCGATTGCCATAAACTGATTGGAAATAGGAACGAGTTGCACGTTCTGTCTCGGCATCTTTTATATATTACATGTCGTGCGCTTCACTGTCAGCGCGGCTATTTCCATAAACTTTTAGAGAGATGGACTCGAACCACCATTATTTGCGTCAAAGGCAAATGTCCTACAATTAGACGATCTCTAAATAAAACTACGGGGGCAGGGCTTACACCTGCATCGTTGGGGTCAAAACCCAATGCTCTGGCGTATTATCCTAGGTTAGCCCGCTCTTAAGCTACCCCATACCTAACTGGCGGACCCAGAACCGGCGTGAAGGACTATACCATAATCCTCGCAAGCGATCGTCTTGCACGTTGTCTGTGTCCATTAATATAATATATCACAAAATGCCATCTTCATCAAATGTTGGATGACATCTTGGGCATGAATATTTAGTATTATCTAATATAAATTTATCAATTAATTGAATCAAAAGATTATAATCATTATTCATTCTTTCATTAATTAATGATAAGTCTATTTCATTATCCGCCTCTATACAATTCATTAAAAATTTTCCTCATTTAATATTTTATTCCATTCATTTTGTACATTAACAAGATGTATTTTTTGACATTTATTACAAGATGCATTAACTATAGTTATTTCCTTGTGTTTCACAGGATGAAAAAGTTTTAAATATCCTAAATTATTGTGAAAACAAAAATATTGTCTTATTTTTCTTAACATCAAATGTTTTCCTTAAAATACTTATCAACCATACCAAACAAAGCATCAGGTTCTATTTCTACTCCTTCTCCCTTTATGTTAAATATCCACCATCTATTTTCTTGTTTAATTATTTTATAATCTTCAAGAGACGCTAAATCTTTAATAATAAATTCACATTCAACCATGATTACCTCAATCTAATAAGTTTATTTCATTACCATCTTTCATAATCGCTCTAGCCGTAAGTCCTCTTCTTTTATAAAGTTCTTTAATTTCTGGATCTTCAATATAATCTCCTTTAAGTATTTCCCAATCATTAGCTTTCTTATCTTCTTCTGATGGATCTATAAATCCATTATGTAAATCATGAACTCTAAATTTATCAAATAACATACAATATCCTGCACATATAAAATCTGAATCAGAATCTAACCAGTTTCTTCTTCTAGCGCATTTATCTTGTGAACGACAAATTTTAACAGCATCTTCATAACTTAAATTTTTCATACTATTTCCTCAATTAATTGATTTCAAACTATCAAACTTAGGTGGATTACAAGCACATTCTTCGCATACACAAAATGCAGGAACCTGTTCATCCATATTAATAAAAGTAGCTCTTATTTCTTCTTGGTGTTTATCTCCCATACATTCAACGCATATCATTCATCATCTCCTTTATTTGCATAATAAATAGATTTTCCCCTAGCTGTTTTTCTCATCGATCTCATATGTCTCATTATTAACAAACCAAGATCATCATTTTCTATTTGGCATATCTCTATACATCTTTCAATACTCGAATCATCGATATTGTTATCATCCAGAACAACATGACAATTTCCACCAGCTAAATTTCCAGGAAGTGAATAATACTGTTTTATTAATTTTGATAATTCTACTGAATCCATCTAAAAATCCCCCTTCTCAATAATTTTCAATTCTAAATTTTACATTACAATCGGTGCACTGATGTTTTGTTCCTATTTTTATATATCTTCCATTTTCGTCAGCAATTGGTTGATTATATATTTCATGTGTTTTCCAAATAGTTTCTTGAGGGTAAGGAAAGTTAGTTTTAGTTTGTTTACCACAATATCCACAATTAACTTCAGCATAGTAATCATTAAAAAAAATTATATTTTTCCCATCTAACTCCACAACATATCTTTTATTTTTAATATCAAACTTAAAAGAAGTCACTTTAGAACCAACTAATTCAAATCCATCTCTATCCGTACTACATTGAAATAAATTATCCAATTAAAAATCTCCTCTCTTAACAATTTCAATCTCAACTGGATATAAATCTTCCACCATCTTCTTCTTAATTTTAAAAGTGTCTGTTTCGACTCCTTTCACATCAACCACCCTAACGCTACCGTCAGACATGAATAATAAGTAATCAGTTATGTATTTTGTTCCCCCTGGAAGATGGAAAGGTACCTGCTTCAAAAAGAACAAAACTTCTCCAGACTTAACTAACAATTCAAGGTGCTTAAAATATTTCCATTCCAAGGTGCTCGCAAACCTATTGCCATCATCCATAACCGGTTTAGCTTTGAACTTGTGTCCTAATCTTCTCATTTTTTATCCCTCACTTCGGTCAACCTAGGAAATCCAAAACCATCATCAATATCATTATCTATATTATCTAAAATTGGAGCATATCTTTTATTGAAATGATCTATTTGTGATTGACTTAATTCTTTACCATCTTTCTCATACATTTTTTTCAAAAACATTAAAGACATTTCAGCATTGGTTACAAACCTACTCATACAATCCCCTTTAAACGAATTTTAATGTATCGCCATTAAATTATTATTACCTCTTAACCTACTTACCTATCCCAAGGCGTCAATCACGTCCTGGTCGCTATATTTAATTAACTCACGAATCAACTTTAAGTCATCCAAACCAGGATGGAAGATTCGTGCTTTCTTTTTTAACTCCGTAAACAGACTTGCTACGCCCATCCATGTCTTATCTGGATAAATATTTTTCAATCTCTTGCAAATCTCTGCGCCTTCATCAATAATCGTTCGAACATGAGCGTTAGTTACATGCGCATTCTTAGGTTTTTCAAACTTAAGCACTTCTTCTGCCCACGGAGTTTTTGAACTTCCCTTATAGGACATGCATAGTTGTTTAAATTCTGCAACATCAGGACACCATGCGAATTTATCAACACAATCTTCCATCGCTCTGCTAACATATTCATCTTCAATCCCGTATAAATGCGTAGCCCAAAGATTAATAGCCGAATCGACTTGTTGTGTCGTATTGTAAATATTGGCCGTCTTCGCTGGGTAAGCTGTTTTCAAATAAGCGATTATCTTCTTGGCTCTCTCGTAACTTTCTCTCTTCATCTTCTCGGATGCTGTCGAGTAAGTATTGCGTTGCATCGAACTTTCCATTTTTTCCAATATATTTACTATCTTTTCCATGAGACGCTCCTTGTGATTTAACTTCAAAAAACCCTTGCCATCCATGAGCTATGCTTTGGTCTATCACTTGTATGATGTCTTGCCCTTCACTTCTCAGTTTATCCAATATCTTTATTGACTTCTTTTGAGCCAAGTCAGACATTGGTTTTTTAATCTGTTTACGATGCTGTTTAAATTCTTCCCATGTTTCGCTTGGTAGCCAATCAGGTAAAACGATGGGGTCTACCGCTAAAGCAACCTGTTTTTTAGGTTGCGCCTTTTGTATATCTTTATTATTTGTATTTATATCTTTTATATTTGTATTTGTAGGGGGCTGATAGCCACATCCTGATACAACAGGTTGTGGCATTTCACGGGTACCCGTATTTTCAGGGTAGTGGATAAGGTTGTCACACATAAATTTAGATCCATTTTTTATCACTATAATAACTTTGTCTATTTTTCCATCTTCGTGTCTTAACGTTTTGTGCTCTAATAGATTGTTTTTCTTTAAAGAGGATAAAGTTTTTTCAGTCTTGTCTTTTCCCCATTTAAACTTATTCATTATATATTTTTTGTTCACAGACCAATCTTTTGGCAGGCTCATAAGATGTGCCCACAAAGCTAAGGCATCAGCACTTTCGGTAAAATTTTGCAAAACATTATTTGGAAGTGAGGTATATGGAATGTGTTCTACTTCCCAAGATGATGAATCATATTTTTCAATGCTCATAATTTATCCTTTGATTTAAATTCGTAATCCCTTATCTTAGCATCACCAGCATCTCCATTTCTCATTAGTCTTCTTAAATGAGTAGGACAAAGTTGATGCTTTTTCGTGTAATATGGTCTGTCGCATCCTCTTAATTTACATTTCAACTTGTAGGTTTTTTTCATTTTCATCTCTTTACTAATATAGATAAATGTTTTAACATTATGGTACATCAATTTATCAAAAAAGGAAATATATTTATGACGATATCTTATAGTGTAAAATAAATGTTTAATTAAAGGAGAATCCTATGAATGAACACAATTATGTAAAACCTAAGATGGTCAAAGATCCACGTAATCCTATTGTTAAACCGCCATTAGACAATGAATGCTTGAACCACGAATCAGGCATGCATAGCAATGACCCTAATGTTGTATGTAATGAAAATGGTAAATTAGACCGTGGAAGAAGTTATTAAGTTGTGATATAGTGTTAATGAAATCCATGAAATTTTCTTTCCTATACATGATTCCCACCCCTGATACCACAGGGGTTCTTTTTATTCTTCTGGTCTTAAATCTTCAAGTGCAACTACAATATTCTTTAATTGCATTAATCTAATTATCTTATAGCATACGCGCAAAGATGGTTTTCTTTTTCCTGTTTCATAGTTGGACAATGTTGATTGCCTCATCGATAAAATCTTAGCAAATTCCTCCTGGCTTAATTCTAGATGATGTCTAATGTTTTTAAATATTACAGACGAGCTCATTTTAACTCCTCGATATGGCTATTTGAGATATAATATACGAAAATCATTTAAAATAATAGTGATAAAGGTATTGCATTGAATATTTCAATATGCCATAATACGTTTGTGTTTGACGGTAATTAACCGGTAACTAACGGTAATTAAGAAAAAAGGACATGGATATGAACGACATTACAACTAGAGAAGCTGTAGCAAGGGTTTTAGAAAGAATGGGTTTTAAAGAGTTAGCTAAAGATGCTAGAGATGAAAAAACTAATATCATAGGTTATATAAATTATATAAAGCATAAAAACAATAAGAGCACAGAGTTAAGAGATTTTATTGAATATTATCTATAGGAGATTGATATGCAGACATTAAAGGAAGCCAGAAAGTACGCATATGATTTAGTGGCAGATGGAAAGACGCAATATCACATGTTAGATGATTTTGAGAAATCATGTTTAACAGGATTAATTATAAATTCAACAGATAAAATACATATTTGGGAGTACATAACTGAAGCTGATTATAAAAATGAATTGCCAGTTATGTTGTCGGAGTGGTTGTGGACTGGAAGTAAAGATTTAGGTAATCACATATTAGAAACATTAAAAAATAATTCAGTTCTATATGCGTCTAAAGAATCAATAAGAATATTAGAAGAACAAGTTAAAGAATGGGAGTTAGATAAAAAATTAAATCACGAGTAATCTACAGCCACGGAGGGCTTATGAATTATTTTACTGACATTTTTTGGTTAATAATTGTATTTGGATTAGTTTATATATCATTAAGAATTGTAACGGGATTTTAGGAGATTTCATGAGCAATACAATTTTGATCATAGGAGAGTCCGGGAGTGGAAAAAGCACTTCCTTAAGAAATTTGAATCATGAAGAAACATTTCTAATAAATGTATTAGATAAACCATTACCTTTTCGAGGTTATAAGAAAAATTATATAAGAACGGCCACAAAAGAAAGAAAAGTTAATTATTTTGCTACAGACAATTACGATTCAATAATACGCGCATTACGTAAAATCAACGAGGAGAGGTTAGATATTAGAAATGTCATTATAGACGATTTCCAGTATGTCATGGCTAACGAGTTCATGAAGCGTGCTACTGAGCGTGGATTTGATAAATTCACTGAAATAGGTCAGCACGCATGGAATATAGTAAATACCCTGATTGGGATACGTGAAAACATAGATTGTTTTGTTCTGTCTCACACAGATACCGATGCTACAGGAAAGGTTAAGCCTAAGACTATTGGAAAGATGCTAGACGATAAAATTACCCTGGAGGGTATGTTTACTACTGTTCTACATGCTTTGATTTTAGATGGTAAATATAAGTTTTTGACACAAAACGATGGAACTCATGTTGCTAAGTCACCCATGGGAATGTTCGATAATAAGTTAATAGATAATGATTTAATGCAAGTAAAAGAAAGAATGAGTGTTTATTTTAATGAAGATATTAACCAATAAGGAAAATTTAATGAATACAGATATTGATTATGAACCAATGAGTGAAGAAGAAGCGTTAGGGTTACTACCTAAGGGTGATTACGAAGCCACTATTACAGCAGCAGAAAACAAGCATAGCAAAGAAGGAAAAAAGTATGTTGTTTTCACATTAGAAGCTAGAGGTGTTGAGTTAACAACATGGTGTACTTTCCCATTTATGTTTAAGCACGCAGCTGAAGCTATTGGTTGTGGTGAAAAGTACGAAAACAAAACGATTAGATTGTCAGATTTCCCAGGTAAAAAGTTAGTTATTCGAGTTAATATTAAAGAAGGTAATGAGCAATACCCAAGACCAAAGAATGTCGTTTTTGATTTCAAAGCTTTAAAACAAGATAGCTCACCATTTAATGATGACATTGGTTTTTAATAAAGGAGGCGTGGCATGAAGTTTGTAAATGTTTGTGTTTTAGCTTTAATGTTAGCAGTCACAGGTTGTTCAACAACACAGAATCAAGTTTTATACGGTTCAGCATTGGGTTCATTGGGTGGTTTGCTTGGCGCTCAATTTGGCGGTGGTTCAGCTCAGGCTGTGTCAGGATCAGCAGGCGCATTGCTCGGAATAGCACTAGGATCTACTCTTGGTAGAACAGTAGATGATGTTGAAAAGTTAAAAGAAAAGTCAGTTATTGTAAATTAATATCCACTAATATAGGAGGGGTTAAAAGCCCCTTCTACCCTTCTAGCTGTCATAATATTAAAGTTATACAATAGGTCTGTTATTAAACAACCAAATGGACTATTTATGAAATATTTAATGAAATTGTCTGTCATTTTTATGACATGCGTTTGTTTAAGCATCACCTATGCATCAGTTAATTTAGATAATGAATTTATATCAGATGATGATGAGGTAGACTATGAAAGCTCTAGTGTACAAACTTCATTACCTGAAACTGAGACACGTGAAAAGTCTGAATACGATGTTGATATGAGACCATATGTGGCTTTCAAATATACATCTAGTAGGACTAAAATTGAGAGAAAGTGAACATATAGCCCGACACTAAAGTATCGGGCTATTTAATGATTATTGAGCACTTACTACACAAACATATTGAATAACACTATTTAAACCTGGATCCGCTGTAAATTTAACTGTAAAAGCATTCAAAGCTGGTGTGCAAGTATTAATTGCTGCTGCACCATTAGACGCTACCTGTAAAGTTGCCGTAACAATACTGCTTGCGGTAAGTCTTGGTACAGGGACGGTATATGTTAAACCTGTTCCACCAATTCCGCTTGCTTCAACATTTGCTATAATGTTATCAACATTCTGTATGTTTGCTGCTGAAAAACCGCTATCTTGGACTGTGCCATTTACATCAGAAGCTTGCAATACATTACCTACAACAGTCGCACCAAACACTGAAGATACGTTAGCTTTAGTGTTATCTGATACACCTTTAAATGCAGCTTGACCCAATGCGCCACCATCTTGAACAGTCCCAGCAGTATCAGAAAAAGTAGCAACATGCCCTGCTGTTGTTGCAGCAGAAACAGATGCCAAAGTAGCTTTGGTATTATCAGAAGCTGCTTTTGCCGCTGCCGTTCCTAAAACTCCACCATCTGTTACTGTGCCAGAAGTGTCAGAGAATTTAGCAACATGATTTAATACTGTAGCTCCACTAACTGATGAAACGGTTGGTTTTGTATTATCAGATGCATTTTTAAATGCAGCTGTGCCCAAACCACCTGGTAAGTCAACATTTAGCGTGATAACTCCATTTGTATCAATGCTTACATATAATTCAACATTGGTGGCAGTAGGCGTACCATAGTTATAAATGACTTCAATCAAATCATTTTTAACAAAAAACTGACCACCAGTGCCTTGCTTAAGATATCCAGCAACCATGATTGCGGCTAAATTATCTTTTGTAAGCATTTTATAACTAGATGGCTGAACGCCTGCTTGACCTATTTTCACGGGTGATAATTGTAAAATTGACATTTTAATCTCCTTATTAGTTGTACTGTATGATGTTTAAATTCGGTAATATCAAGTTATAACTGTTAACTCCAACATAGGTTGGTGTCCAGGTCAGAGTTAGGTTGTTACTAACCAGTGGATTATACGCAACAGTAAAAGGAGATATAACCATTAATATAGGCTGTATTGCGCTAGCTTCATCGGTGTAATATCCAACGACAGATGCAGATATAAGTGTAGGATTAACTAAAGTTATTCGTGCTCTTATCTCAATAGGTGTAGTAACGCTCATTGTTCTCGTAATAACTTGCGATGTCACCATTATTAATGAACCGAAATTAAATGTAATAATTCCAGTTCCGGCAGGAGCTACAGAATTTAAAAATCCTGTAGCTGTAAGCTCAACCGTGTTACCTACGGCAAGAGATCCCGCTACAACTGTATTAGTTCCTACAAGCGTTTGCCATACCGAAGTTGTTACTCCACTAGGGTATGTGTCTTGGAAAACGCTTGTATTGCCTAGAACAGTAATAACTCTACCACCTAATGCTCCCAATGCATTATCAATACCACGATTGTAAGCGGTCTGCGATGTAACATCATAGGTTGTACCATCTCCGACAGGCGTAAAGTTAAGAGGCGAGTATGCAGTTGCATTTAGACCATTAGATGATGAATGAGGCTGTATCTGTGAAAGTGTAGCGCCACCCCCAAGAGTCAAATTAAATTCCCACGAAGACACATCACAATTAACAACAACATTAGGACCGTTGACACTTAATGAGTACGTAAATCCGTTATTATTCCCTGTTATCTGAACAAACAAACCGCCAGCAGTTGAGCAAGATGCTGATATGGTAGGCGTAGTTCCGATTGGATTTAGAATTGTAGTGTAAGCGCCTGAGTTTACAGTATTTGCTATACTCGTAACACCACCAGACAAATCCGTATTATCAAAAACTAAACCGATGTTTGTTGAAGTAAATGCGGTTGATCCAGTTACACCTAAATTGTATATACAATCTAAGAAAACAACTTGTTCAAATATTCCTGATATAGAGGTTCCAGATCCTGTAATTGTTGCTGTTGGAACTAGAGTCGTACAACATGATACAAAATTTAAGACTGAACCAGCTTGGAATATTGTATATATCAAATTAAAGGAAGACGCGGCAAAATTTATTCCATAGACCAAACCATTTGGGGAAGGCGTAGTATTCCAAGACGCATCTAAAACAATATTTCCCGATAAAACCACATTAGTCGAAAAAATACCTGATCCAATCGGATATATGAAAGGACTTACCGTAAAATCGCCAACTATGTTAAGTGATCCAATAATATAAATATAAACAGGAGCACTAGCCGATGCGCTTCTGCTTACAGCAAGCAATCTAGCGGCTTCATAAGTAGCCATCGGTCTATTAATATTTCCATCATTACTATCATTTCCTGAAGCAGCATTAACATATATTAATTGATTTTGATTATCACCAAGTTGAGCATCAATACCCGCCAAATTTCCCACCACACTGTTAGCTGTCCATTGTCCTGGAGGGCCACCGACTCTTGTATAATGAACGGGTGTAAAATATTGATTTGCTCCCATCGCATCCGCTATTGAAGTGGGAAAATAAGTTGCACCGTTTAAAAGAGTAGGAAGCGCTTCTAGTATATCAATATCAAACTTAACACTACCACCGCTTAAACCATTGTCTAATGTTGGAGCTGAAAAATATTGCATGGATTTAGCAGTAACGTCTAATTCACCCGATCCTGTTGTTTGATAAAGAGAAGTTCCAAATATTTTGCAAGTATCTTGGAAAAATTGGAATGTATTTGCACTTGTATTTATTAAACTAAAATTCCCTATAATGGTCATATTACTTAAAGAATAGTTTGCTACATCAGTTAAAGAAATATTCCCTGATGCGCCTCCATTTATAGCACCAAACGCGTTTGATACATTGAAAGTGATTTCATTTCCAAAACCAAAATTATCCTCAATAATAGTTATGGTTCCGGTAGGACTTCCTAGTATATTCATCGTTGTTACAGTAGATGTAACATTATCTTTCATAACAAAAACTGATAAAGGAGGAGCAAGTGAATTAAAGTCTAAAGTTACTGTTGCAGGAAGCGATAGGCCATTAAAATTATTAAATGATATTTCACCGCCGCTTGACCAAGAAGAATGAAGTGTTACTGATCCTGTAATATTTAATATAGCCTGATTACCATCAACAAAAATCCAAGGTTTAAGTGCAACATTAGTATCAGTATAACTACCGTCACCAAATTCTATCTTGAATGGATTGGTTGAAGACGCTGTTGTAATGGATGCCATAGCATGAGATAAAGTAGCATAAGGTTTATCAAATGTACCTGTTCCCGTAATATCACTACCGTTTGTACCTATCCATACAATATTATCAGTTCCAGTGGTAACACTTGTTGACGCTGATAAATCTATATTTTGATTAAGAGGATTCGTTGTAATGGTAATAGAACTATCTGAACTAGTTAATGATACGTCTCCATAAACTCCGTTAACATCTAATACACGCCTAATTAAATTCCAAGTTCCTGAAATAGTAGAATTAGTCGATAATTTTGCTTCTAAGCATGCTCCTATATTTAAATTATCTAATGAAAAACCACTAGAATCTTGTAAATCTACTAATTGCGAAGAAGGACTATTGATTATAATAGGTCCTTGAGATATCTGAAAAGCTTTTGCTCCTTGAGCAGGAGGAAGTTTTAAACTATATGAGCCTGCTAATGTAATTTGTATTCTTATAACATTTGGACATGGATTAGTCAAAGTATGAACGCCGCCAGGAAAATCAGCATCCAATAAAAACAATGTTCCACCTGCTCCAAATCCTAGATTTTCAAAAGAATCTAAACTATTTTGAACATCTGAAAGATTGTTAGCTTTTAATAAATAAGGTCCGGAAGGAATAGCACCATCTGCAACGTTTACAAAATTAAATGTTCCCATTCCTATAATAGATGGCAAAGGCTCGACGAGAACATACATTGAACCTTCAAACGTATTTCCTCCACCAACACTAAAATATTGACCAACTTTTAACTGCTCTAAAGATTGAAAATCAGGTGCTCTTTCTAACATCCACAAACCTATCGCTGAGCCAGTGGTTTGCACAACGTACAAACCATTCTGATTTGCATTTGTTTGATCTTTGAGTAAAAGTCTATCTCCAACATCAACCAATACACCGTCTACTGATAGATGACCATCTGTTAATGCTGTTAACGTTGCACCTACGCCATTATTCAGAGCACCATTGAAATAATTACCTGGAATATTAGCTGTAGAAGCTAATCTTACAGATGTAATTTGTTGATAAATATTATATGACGTAGTTGTCATGCGTTTACCTCATCCTTAAAAGTTATTACGATTGAACAAGTGTCAATGCATCTATTCCAAAATGTGCAGGCAATGGCTCTACTAATACCCATATATTACCTGCATTAGCACTTCCAGCACCAACAGGGATAAATTGACCTGTTTTTAATTGTTCAATGTTTTGGAAATCACCAGATCTTGTTAAAACCCAATTTAAACTTGTTAAAACGTAAATTCCGTTTTCATTAGCATTGGTTTGCGCTGTTAATAAAACTCGATCATTAAGTTGCACAGCAACACCGTCAATAGTTAATGTTGCGGGAGATGCAGCCGATAAAGTTGCTCCAACACCATTATTTAATGGCCCATTCAAATAAATGCCTGATAAGTTTGTTACTCTTACCACTCTTACAGAAGTTAACTGTTGGAAAATGTTGTATTGCGAAGTTTGAACCGTCATTTCAATATTCCTTATCAAATGTTAATAAATTGTTAACTACCCCAAACTAATCCTGATGCTGTCGTGCCAACAGAATTAATTCTTATAGAGTAGATATGATGCCATATTCCGGCTAATACGTTGGTTAAAACTTGAGTGGTTCCATCCCATTTCACATATGAAATATTACCAGTTGTGCCAACGTATAAGCGTGATGCAAATTCAACGTGGCCACCCACACCATAATCTGTATCTAAAGTTACATTTCCACTACGAACAGGAGCGCCCAAAAGCCTTGCCATTCCTGTATACAAATTGGGATCTAAAGGTGGTGTTAAAACTATTTGTTGTGCCATATTAGCTCCTAAAGCTTAATAATCATGTTGTAATATGTTGTAGGCTGATCAATACCAAATGGTGCACTTGTTCCTGGTCCATCCTCACTATTTCTAACAACATTTCCTGCACCAGCACCGTTACCTTTTACTACTGCATCCACTAATCCAACACCGCTATTTGCATTAATAATTACTTGATGCTTATGGGGTGGTAAATTTGTAGCTAATAAAGTAGCAGTATGAGCACCAAAATGATGTCCTAATGCATTAGATTCTGTCCCTCTATTTGCTGGCACGCTATCAGTCATAACAGGTAATTTTAATCTATTATGATCATTCCAATTAGACAAGGCTGTTCCAGATTTAGCAATTGGAGCACCTGTGTTATCAAATAAAGGACAATCGGCGGCTACTGTATTATCAAATAATAATTGATACAAAAGCCAAGCATCTGGTTTTGCTCGGGTTGTAGCCCCCGAAGAAGAATCACCTATAGTTCCGTCATTAAGAGGAATCCAACCAGCTTGACGATTCATTAGATTATTATTAGAAAATCCATTAGCTGATATTCTAATATCGCCTGTTCTTGGTGTTTCTGCTTGCGCTTCAATTTCTTCTACTGATTCAAAATCAGTGAGTGGGACAATAGTACCCGGATAACATGCTACTTTAGCAATATCAATACTTGTGTTTTGATTGATAGGTAATGATATTTCTAAATATGTACCATCGTCCTGAGAGTTACCCGGAGTTTGCCCGGCTACGACAGGAAGCGCAATGAATAAAGAATATTCTGTCCAAACATTTGTCAAGTTAAATGGAACATCCACTGTTCTCACGGAGGGTGATGGTGTTCCTCCAGTACCAAAATACTGTAATGCACGAACATTTATTGTGTTAGCGCCTGAATTGCATCGTGCTCTGAACTTAACAGAAAAAGTTTGACCTGCCATAGTCGCAACAAAAGGAGCTAATGGTATTCTATAACCTTTTGTTAGCTCTGCTACTGGATTATTAGAACATGAATAATTCACATAATAAGGAGTTACGTAATCCGAACCAAATGGATTTAATCCAAAAGGTGTAAATGGGTTAAAAGTAATAGTATCTACAGCGCCAAGTGTACCAGTATGGAAAAATGTCATATCTGGAAACTCTAAATTACTATGAGCACTAGGAGATAAAAAAGTATTATCTGCTATTGGATTTGTAGAAGTTGCACCAATATTATTAATAAATGAATTATTAACTATAAGGTTCTTAATAGGTAGAGCTGTTGTGCCACCACCTCCACCGCCTCCACCACCAGCAATAGGATAATCTTGTACGTTAAATATTGGATTACCATTAGAATCAAATACGTCTAAAAAGTATAAGTCCTGTGGTTGAGTGCTGTCTATACGCCAATAAAAAGGCCCTGCCGTACCATTTTCTGCAAATACAACTGGATTAGGATAAGGATTAGTTCCAGTTGGATCTTGGAAAACTTGCTTATCTAATGCAGGATTTAAACTACTTTTAACCTGCATAGTTCCGCCAGCTAACGGCCTTCCGGCATTATCTGCAAAATACCATTTAGGTATGGGAGCTAATACATATGATATTGTCATTCTTTCTTACCCTCGGCTGATTTGGCTTTGGCTCTTTTTTTCAAAATAGCATTAACTGTTTTTTCTCTAAATTTAGGAGAAGTTAATGCATTTACTATAGGTCTAGATATTAAACCAGGAGCTGCAACGCCAGCAATTGCTCCAGGTAAACCACCTAATAATCCACCTGCATAACTCGATCCAGCATGAGCCATTAAAGATGGAAGAAGATCTAAAGCTTGTTGACCAGTAGGAGGATTTTTAAGAATATCAACTCCTTTAATGTTCATTTTATAAAGTTTAGAGAAGTTTAGCAACTCATTGCGCAAACTTTCTTCAGGAATAAGAGCTTTAAACTGTCTTTTTCCTAAATTTTTTATTAAACTATTAAGCTTGTTGGGATCTAAATTACCTTCGTTATCTAGGGCGCGTGAAAAATATGAATATCCTATTAGCTTTTGTTCTTTGTCCGGTAGTTTGCTGGTTAATTTTGACAATTTATTGCTACGATCAGTAGATCTTGATGTTTTCAAGAAGTCAGCAACAATCATATCAGCATCTTTTTGACCTGAAATATGCTTGTATATATCTCTGTCTAAAAATGGCGAGAAATGTTTCTTGTAATTTTCTTCTGCTGTCTTGTAAGCATTCTTTACTGTTTCATTTCCTGAAGATTCTATAGACTTTTCTATGTCTGATTTCAAAGATTTTGCTAGATTACCATAAACACTAGCTAGTCCTCTTTGAGCAGGATCAGGTGACTGCTTAGCTTTTTCAGCATATCCATTTAACTTACCTTTTAAAAGATTAGCTTCTTTTAAGGTAATTTTTGGTTTTTTAACAATAGGTTTCCCCGTAATAACATCAGATCTTGATGTTTTCTTAGGAATATAATTTTCTACTTTTCTAAGTATCTTAGCTACATCTGGCTCAGTTTTTAATATACCGGATGATTCAATAGCATCTTTATAAGATTTTGCTGTTTGTGAAAACGAAGATAAATCAGGATTTACTCCATGTTTTAATGCTAATTCGTCAACAGCATCATAAAGAGATCTTTTTTCTTTTTGATGAGCATTAAATTGTTTTACTAATGTGTCTGAAACCTGTTGAGTAACATTTTCTGGATTATTTTCACCTAATAATTTATTTAATACACCTTTTCCTCTATTTACAACCTCACCTGCTGATTCTTGCATTTTTTGAGTAACACCAGACAAAGGAACTTTAGATAATACATTTTCATATTGTTTAGCTAAAAAAGGATTTTCCAATACGTTTCCTAGTGATGTAGGTGTTCCTTCAGCGGCTTTCAAATTTGACAACAGTTGCTCTTCAGATAAATTTTTAGCAGGAAACATTTTGGCTGCAATATTAGTAGGTCTTAAAGCTTCTTTTACTAATGGAGCAGCTTTATTGATACCTTGGCCAATAGCTGTACCTGCACCACCTAATAATGCTCCAGTTCCTTGATTCTCAGGAGATATAGTTGCTCCTGCTAATGCTCCCTTTCCAATATCTTCCGCTGCGCCAATAATTTTATTAATATTCTTAGAAGATTTACCTAACATTTTGCTTACTTCAAGAATAGCATTTCCAACTTTTGGAATATGTTCTAATGACTTCAACACTTGGCTACCACCAACCATTGATCCGCCGAGCTGACCTAATGATGAAGCTAAACCATGGGGTACTAAATCAATTTCTTTAGCCATTGGTACATTTACACCAGGAACCAAATTAGCACCTTTAGCTAATATATTTCTAGTTCCAGCACCAACGTTAGCTAGACCTTGTCCTGCTCCAGCTCCTACATTTAAAGCTTGTCTTCCGATGTCTTCAACAGGTTCATTTATATATTTTTGAGCTATTCCTCCAGCTTTTTGAAGTAAGGATTCACCTTGGTTTTCTTCTGAAGATAATCCTATTTTATTATAAAACTCATCTTTTGGAATATCAGAATAGAATTTAGCATGAAATTTATCAGCAAATTCTTGATCATTCATATCATTATATTGTGGGTATTTCTGCCTGATTTCATTTAATGATGGCATTATCTTATCCCCAAAGGATCATTTTCAGGTGAAGATTCTTGTTTTTCAGATATATCGGCTGTTACGCCACCTCTGACTTGTTTTTGTAATGCTCTAGAATTCTTATTTACCCATTCCTGTAATTTTCTTAAGTCTTTTGAAACCTGCTTAGGATCATTCCACCAAGATGCTTGAGGATTCAATGCTTTTCCTAATGTGTCATATACATAATCAGGAACTACAGACGTACCAAAGCCTTTCCTTAATGTATCCATAGCCAAAATACTTATTTCATCTTGATAAGCTTTATATTCCCTGAATTCAGGAGAAACAGATTCAGGATTAGTTAACATCTTTGTTCTTTCATAAGTGTAATTCATCTTACCTAATGGTCCTGCAAATTTTGCAATATTATCTACAGGGATATCATTCAATTCAGATGCAGTAATAGCCATTGTTGCAGCCTGATTTTGGACTCCCACAGGGGCATTATATCTTTGAGCCTGAGCTATTAATGATTTAGACATTCCAGATAAAGGAGGTAAACCCTTGTTTGAACCTTCTAAATATGAACTCGCCGCTTGATCTAATTGTTGAGGAGGCCAATCTGGATGCTCAAATGCTAATTGATTTTTAAATGAAAGAAGTGCTTTTCCACCAACACCCATACCTGAAACGCCTTGAGATCTGTTTTGGGAAAGAGCCTTTGCATTTTCCACTTGAGCTCTCATTACATCAGGACGCAACTTAGCAGCTTCAATGTCATAAGGTAATAATTGATTAAGTCTATTTGTACTTGCTTGGCTAGAGGCCAATCTTGCTTTGGCTTCTGGCTCTAAAAATCTATTTTGTATTTCTGCTTTTTGAATATTAAGAGGATTCATTTTTTGAGATAACTCATTAGCCATTTTCATCTTTTCTAAATTCAAAGGGTTTGCGCTTTTACTGTATTCATTTGCTAATTGTGATCTTTCCAAAGCGGCTTTAGCTTGTGGTTCAGCAAACTTATTCTTAATCAATGCATTCTTAATTTGTTCTTCCTTGAATCTAGCTTCTTGATGCTTAGCCAAGCTATTTTGGATCATGTCACCCAAAGATTCATAACCAGGCAATGGCAAATTAAATGGCATATTAACCTCCCATACCTGGTTTACCAGTGAATGAACCAAATAAACTCATCAACCCGCTAAAGAAATCTTGCATTTGTTTATTTTTTGCCATATCAGAACCATAAGATGAGCCTGCTTTAAATCCTCCAAGATCTCGGAATATATTGCTTAAATTATTTCCAGCATTCTGACCCATTCCTGTAAGATTTTCTAATCCTTGACCATATTCAGAATTAATACCCAATGCTTGCTTGAGCCAATCGTTCATGCCACCTTGTGCTATCTCTCCAGCATTCTTTTGTTGTTGCTTCAAGAATGGAGTGCTTCCAATTAAACCAGAAGCGCTAGCAGCATTAATACCAGATCTTTCAGATTCATTTTGTAGGTTTTTGGTATAATCCGATTCTTTGTAATTTTTCATCAAATTATTAAGGAATTCAGAAGGATCTTTCATACCTTTCAAATAATTCTGAAAATCACCTAATGCGCCAGTACCAGCTTGGAAAAATGGATTTTGATAACCAGCCGATTGATTGGCATATCTTTCGTATTCTTTAGATGCATTTTTGTATGGATTTTTACCAAAAAGACCTCCGAAAATGCCACCTAGAGCACTTCCAAGACCCCCTCCTAATCCACCAAATCCTTTTCCATAATCCGACCAGGAGGTTTCTCCTCCTCCCATATAATCTGGAGCTGTTGGCATAAAATATCCTCTTTACGGTGTGGTCGTTATAGTTCGCCAAGCACCTACATCTGCTTTAACTTGCCATACTTGCAAGCCACCTGTTCTATTAGGAGTACTGATAATATCAGTATTGTATATCAATTGACCTTCTTGTGGCGACTGTATTTCATTACGCTGAGAAGTCGTCAATTTTGGCGTCAAAGCGCCATACTGGGTCAAATATTCCTGCAATGTCTGGATAAAAGTAGCCATAGCCGCTATCCAGATAGAGCTCATGTTATCTCCATTATCTGTTAATCCGTCATACACAGGAAAATTGTCAAAATCTACTGCCATATCTACTCCGGCATTACTTCTGAGTACCAAGCTCCACCCATCAAAACAAACGGAACTTGATTGTAAAATTCTATTTTTGGCACAAAAGCCTGACCTCTCGGTATTGTACCTAATTTACGCCAAACTGTCCTAAACGATCTTTCACCTATTTTACCCATGGGAGCTAGTAATTTATTTCCATAAGTTTGACCGCCATCTTTCGATATTGAAAGGAACACAGTTGGGTTATATGGTACGGGAGTTACTATATTAACCGAATTTGGAGCCGTGCCGGTGGTGGTCAAAGGTATGAAAACACCTTCTGCTGCATGGGTATATGTATCAGCAAAAAGAAGTTTAGTGGGAGATATTATAATTATATAATAAACAGTTCCCGCAACTAATGGTGATGGCAATGTATTTAGTGTTGAAAATATAGCTGTAGATCCTAATACAAATTCACTGGTATCAGGTACTTCTATATAGCTAAATCCTATATTTACATTAGATGCATCAAAAGGAATAACAACAGATGTCGTCAAAGCCTGACCTTGTAATAAATCAACTTGAAATCTGTCTATTCTTAATCTGTTGTAACCATCGGGAACAACACCTTTTCCTATTCTGATTCTTGGAATAGCTTCACCTGCATTGGTTGTAACCGTAGCATCTACTTGATATAAAATTGGATTTAAATAATCACCGTAATAATTATTACCATTAATATAGGCGTGTGTTTGGGCTAAATGGCGTGTGCCATTGAGCACCTGTTCTTCATGCCATAGTCTTTCTGATTCATTTTCAGGATTAGACATGTTTACATTATATACAAATGTTCTTTGTGCTTTGGTGAAATTCAATTTATAAAATATCAAACCATTTTCTTTAATTAATATGCCTGTCGAATCACTAACTGCATCGTCTGCAGCAAACTGTGCTAATTCAAAATCTAATGCTCTTATGCTCACGGGAATAGCCTGAGCACCTATAACCATCATTACAGATCCCTGACCTTCTTTATCTTGGGATAAGAAAAACATCATATCTAAGCCAACACGAATGCTAGCTACTGATGGAGTACCATATTCAATAAGTAAAGAATTATTACGTCTAAAGGGTAAGGTTGTTCCTAATCCAGCATTTTCCCAAACTTCAGTGTAATTTTGAGAAAATAAAAATAATCTACGGTGAAGTGTCCTGCATGCAACAATAGTACCTGGATGGCTTGTCATGGAACCCAATTGCAACTCACCATTATTGCTCATAGTGGTGGTTCCTGTTCCGGCTTGGGTGATAATAATAGCCGAGCCTCCCGATGTTGCAGAAACCTGAATAAGTGTATTACCACCGAATATGACAGAAGAAACAACAAAATAAGTCGTTCCAGCTACTAGAGGTGTTGGAACTGCTCCAGGAGTATTAAAAGTTACTCTTGTTCCTATTGGAAAATTAGTATGAACCCCAGCAATAATAAGTATAGGAGATCCATTATTCCAAGTGACAACTACGGAATCAGGACCCCATACCAAACCTTGATTAAACTCCGATAATTGAAATGTATTAGTTAAACCATTGGCTACGACAAAAAAACCATCTAAATAGGTAACATCAACCGGTCTATCTGGAAAACTTGGGTCGGTTATTTTTAAAAAAATACCTGTTAAAGTATCGTAAATCCAGCCATTTGTTCCATCTACGAAGATGACCTGATATGTATTGGCATCAATTCCTACGTAACCGATGCCTGTTCCTCCAATATCCTCCAGAAAACTCAAAGTAAGGGTAGGACCAGTAAGCTTATAAACTCCAGTTCCAATTACGCAATACATGCTATCTTGGAAAGTAAACTGTGCTCTGAATGGACCTGTTTGTGGTAAACCAGTAAATGAGTTAAAAAACGCCTTATTTTTATTGATTAGTCCAGACGTAGGAATAAGTGTTTTTGGCTTCTTATCTCTATTATCGAGATATTCGAACATATTAATAGTTCTTTCAGCATCTATAGGGGTATAGCGCTGATTATTATAAGAACCAACAATGTCGTAATCAGACAAGCCCACATCATATCCCTTAATAAGCTAAAATATTAGGCCAGTAGAATGGCTCAGGTGCTGTCATAGTGACAGATGGTCTAATCGTTACGTCGGTCTCATTAGCATTCTTCAGGGTGCTTATATAGTCTTGGTATTTCTCTTCAGCCGTTTCATTCCAATTAGCCGAAGGATAATAAGACCTAAATTCACGACCTATAGCATATTTGAAGAATCCATAGTAGAACGGTGGCAAGTCTGTTAAATCTTGATTTGCCGTAAGGGAATTAATCATGACTTTGCATTGCACAATAGCAGGATAGGGTTGATCTGGAGCTGGATATACTGTTAAAAAGCTTTCAGTTGCTTGCTTGTTTAAAAATATAAAACCAGGTCTAGCTAATAAGTTTTGCAACCTAACCACGTTATTATATGTGGCTTTGTTTATGATTTTCATCGGATAAACAATCGGCTCTGAAGCCAAAGGTTGAACAATATAATTAGCAAAAGAAAGATCAACTATTCTATCAGCATTGATGTCCGCCGGTACGATATCTGAAACGCTATAAGTATCCTTTCCAACCACAAAATCGAAATTTAATGTAGTCAAATAAGGAATATAGATGCTATCGGCTGCAAATCCGTCTAATATCTCATTGATTATTTCAAGGCCAGTCGAAAGCATAAAGGCGTCTGGGGTTTCCCCGACACCTAGTTCACCAATAAGATACAAAGCACCTATGATAGCGTCATTTGTCGTTCGAGCAACTTGAGGCATGATTACCCCTTACAAAATCAACTATTTAACAGGGAATGCTTTCTCATCTAGACCATGCGTAAGTTCACGAGCAAATTCTTGAGCATGCATACCGTTATTCATCATTTCAGCATTAAAGTTCATATAACGGCCTTCTAGATTGGGCATTTTACCTGCCAAAGTAGCTGCCATTGCTTCATGCTTCCGAACAAAAGCATTGTTGCTGCCATGATGTTCTTCAAACATCTTCTGTCTTTCGTTCGCTCTTGCGCTTTCTCGGCTTTTCACCTTTTCGTATCCGTCTCTCATATTCAGCCCTCAGTTGTTTAGCTTCATTCGGTGTATTAAACCAGACTCCCGTTGCTAGCAATTTATCCCTTTCTACGTCTTCGACAACTCTCATGTTGTCGGTTGGATGATATACACAGCAAAGCATCAGGAGCCCTCATTATTACGATAATAGTTTAACTGCGTATTGTGGATGCCATGCAAAGCCGCACAATATGTCTAAACGCATAAAGTTTTGATATCCCAAGATATCGCCGGTTTGAGTCACAGCTAGTGATAAACCAGTTTCAGGATCAATCGCAACAGATGCGTAAGGAACTTGCAGCTTGTAGAGCGGAGGACATACGATATCCAAAGCTCTAGCCGGATAAGCCACGTTAACGTTATAACTTGGAATCATCGTTACGACTGCATTATCTGGGATTGGGTTAGATACGTTTTGTAACGGTGAAGATGTCGAGCTAATGATTACTGGATTAACTTGGACAACTAAGTT